GGACTTGTAAGTTTATCTAAATCTATATTTGTAAATACCGCTGTAATTGCACCAACTGGATCTGATAATAATTTTTCTGCTTGAATCTCTGTTACTGCATCTGCCAAGGTATAAGGCATTGGGGCATCAAGGTTTGCATTTGCCCTACTGCCAAATTCCTCTAATGCTGCTGCTACTGCCTCATTTGATTTGGCTAATTCTGCTACTTTTGCTACTTCGCTAGATTTAATACCAAGAGTTGATGCTACTGCAGCCTTTTGTTCTGGGCTTAGTGTTGCTAGTGTTTGACTACTTGTAAGATCGGCAAGCAGTCTTGACATATCTTCAGATACTTCTGTGTTTTCTGTTTTATCTGGAACTGGAATTATAATTTCTTCATCAGGAAATCTAGGATCTTCTGGAGTAATTATTTCTGGTTCAACTATAACTATTTCTGGTTCTGTGGTAGTATCAGGAGATGGTTCTGGAGAAGGTTCAGTTGGAGTTGGCTCAGGTGATGGCTCTGGAGTTGGATCTATATCCGTTGGCTGAGGTGAAGGCTCTGGTGAAGGCTCAACAGTGGGCGATGGCTCAGGAGTTGGGTCTTGATTTTGTAAAGATGCAATAGCATTTGCAATTAAATTTGCAGTAACACGCATTTCTTCTTGAACTGCTAGTTGTTCCTGTGTTGGTCCAACTACAACTGGTTCTGGTTCAAGTGTTGGAGTAGATCCTGGTTGTATTTGTGTTGCTCCCCATGCTTCTAATGAAACAATAGAGCCATCATGTAGTCTAACGCCAGTTCTTAAGTTTTGATATTCTGGCCCTTGATAACTATATGCAACAGAAATACCACCAGTGTTTGTAATTGCTACAAGAATGTTAATATTACTTGGTTGTGCATTCCAGTTTCCAAATGGAATTGCTTGCATATTAAGTTGAAATCCACCTTCAGAATACAATATATCTAAAGTATTAGGTGCGTTATACCAACCAGTTACCCAATCCATAGAATATAAAGAAATAGAAGGAGTATTTGGATAAGCCCAATATGTATTATCTGGTTGACCAAAAGTAATTACAGAATTTGTTGTTGCATAAACACGATCATACTGTACGCCGTCAAAAGTTATAGTTGTTGCTATTGGTATTTGATATGAAGTATCGTCTCCACCACAAGTATCCATTGTATGTACAGTTGGCTCTGTATCGCCTTCATATGCTGCTGCTATTGTTTGTGATTGAATATAATTAACACATTCTGCATAGGCATTGTTTGGAAAACCAAGACTTGCAAATAAAATCCCCACCACTGCAATTATGCGTAGGATTTTACTTATTTTATCTCCCTTATATATGTAATTATATAGTTAATTATACCATTTTATTGCAAAAGAAAAAGGCGGGATATTTAAATCCCGCCCTATCTTTTAAGTATTAATTACTTAACTAAAGCAACTTTAGCCTTTGGATTCTTTGCATTCCACTTCTTTGCAAGTGAGTTGAAAGCATCTTTTACAGCCTTTAGTGCTACATCATTATCAGCCTTTACCTTAGCAAGTTCTGCAGCGTGTGCAGCAGATGCATCAGCAAGAGCCTTATCAGCAGCAGCCTTAGCAATAACTGCATTAGCCTTTAGCGTTGCAATTTCTGCATTAGCCTTAACTAGATCAGCAGCAGCAGTTGCAGCAGCAGCATCAGCAGCAGCCTTAGCGGTTACAGCATCAGCAGCACGAGCAGCCTTTTCAGTTGCTAGAGCAGCATCGGCAGCAGTCTTTGCAGCAGTCATTGCAGCAAGTTCTGCAGCAAGATCACGGACAGCAATATTTTTTGCAACAGATGAAGTAACGGTATTGAAACCAGTTACAGCGGTTGCAAGATCAGATGCAGTTGTGACTGAGAAAATAACAGCAGCCGAACCAGTAGTTGGGAGTGTTACTTTAAAATCACGAGTACCAAAATCTGTAAGACCTGTACCAGTTGTAGCAGTTGTAGTATCAAGAGTTCCATTAGCAACTACTGCGGTAATTGACTTTCCAGAAACTTTGTTACCAAATACGTCTTTGGCAGTTACAGTCAAAGTTACTTGTGTACCTGAAGCGCCAACATCAAGACCTGATACCGAAATATCATTGATCTTTCCGACTGCACCTTGTACATAATAAACTTTGGTTTCACCTTGGTTTGAAACAGAAACAGTGCCTACTGCAGTAGTCTTTGTAAAGACAAAGAATGTAGCAGTTGTGCCAGTTCCAGTTGCAATTGTTGTTGAAGCAGAACCGCTAGATGCGGTTACTGGTGCAGCAGCAGTTGCTGTTGCAAGAATAATAGATGCGTTTGTTGCGGACACAGTAACTGCTGTTCCTGTATCTACAGTAACAACAAACTTGAGGGCATCAGCAGCGTCTACAGAGTTATCTGCTGGAACTGGAAGTTCAACAGCAGTAGTTGTAGCCGTACCAGCGGTTGCAGGTGCAGAGCCATTGACTGTCAAAGCGACAGACATAGGTGCAGCATGAGCCGATGGAATTGCGAATACCGAGCCAGTAAGGGCTGCAGCCAATACAAGCGCAATCTTCTTAAATGAATTCATTTTTCTCCTTAGTTTTCTTTTTAGATTAATTTGTATTCCGACAAGAAATCCCTAACATCGTCAGGAACTTCCCTAGTTTCCAATTCTACCATAGACTTATTCTTTTCCGCAAGTCGGCTGGCAGAACTCCATGTATGAACCTCAATCTCAAGATTAGAGTCCCTACTTGTGTGAGATATTGCTCCAAATACCGCCCCACAAACGGCATCAGCCAAGTCCTTTGATTTCTTGCGGGGATGGTCAACACGATTATTTTTCATAATCTTGAGTTCTGCCATCTCTTCAAGAAGCAATGGTATTCTTGGCATTGCAATTCTTTCTTCATAAATCATCATAGCGAGATCTTCATAGTGCTTTTTTGCAACAGAGACAGTATCAGTTCTCATACCAACGGCTTTTAGTTCCTGTTGAATATCAAACGACTGCCATCTATCGAATGTCACCATTCCGATATTAAATCCTTCTCTACGAAGATTAATTATCCAATTTTTTACTTCTGATAAATTTACAGGTCCTTCTACCTTTGGCTCCCACCAAGCAACGGCATCAACAACTACGATAGGTGCAACCTGCTCGTAATCTTTTATTACCTGTACATTTACCCATTTATCTACATGCGCTATAGCAACAGCACACTTGTCATGTTTTTGTGCTAAGTCTGCATGTACATAATATAGTTTATCAGGGTCTGGCTTAAAGGTCAAATCAAATCTCCTGTGAGGATCTATAGGATTTCTAAGCGTCATACATTTTTCTAATTTATCTCTTTGTTTAAAGAATGAATCAGATGAAAATGTTGGTGTGCATAAGAATCTCATCATGGCATCTCCCATATCTGTAAGAAATGCAATTTTAAAATCTTCTATTTTACGAGTAGGATTTACTTCCCAAGTAGGTCTTTTAAGTGCAAACATTCTAGGATATTTATATGACAGAATATGATCTTCTTCCCAAACAATTTCAAATTGATTATCTGGACCTTCTGGTAGTTCTTCATTAATAGTAAAGGTATGTCTACGTTCTATTACTTCTTTTTCCATTATTACATCTTCATACCGCTTTGAAATAAAGTCTCCAGCATAACGGGGGAATGAAAGAAGAACAACTTTACCAAGATCTGGAAAACGAGAGTCTACAGTTCCACGAAATGCTTTATATAAATTATCAGCAGTCTTACCTTGATCATTACCAGTTCCTACTTCAGATGCAAAACCAGAAATCTCATCAAGAACTGCCATAAATAAATTCAGACCTTCATGAGATTCACGCTCAGAATGTCCAGAGTAAACTGTAATAGATTTATTAAAGCCAATAGAATTTACTTTAGGATCATATCTTCCTGCAAACCATGGAGATTTTTCAATCTTATTTTTAAAGCCCTTAAAGAAAACGTTTTTAGCCTGCTCTGCGTTTACAGCAACGTTAATAATATCTATTGCGTCTCCCGACGGTTTACCAAAGTATCTCGCAGGGTCTTTAAGGCATAGTAACTTATATACAACATAAGCACAGGCAACAGTAGAGGTATGGTCCTTCCCACTGCCCTTCCCAAGTTGAAGAATAATTTCGTTCTTTGTGTATTTGTCATAGTGTTTTGCTCCTACATCCATTCCTAAAAGATTTTGCAAATCTGGTTTCTTATAGATCTGGCTCATTGCCTCAACAATGTCATATTGAATAGCCGAAAGTGGTGGCTGTCCCAAGTAATCTGGAGACTCCACAAACGTCTTTACGTCTACTGGATTTTCTTCAAACTGCTCATCTTTTAAAGCATCAAAGAAATCATTGAACATCGTGGACAATTGTTATTACCTCGCCCTCTTTGGCTATGGTAGATAGCCTTGACATAATTAAATCTCTAACTTCTGGATGTTCTGATGCAATATCACGAAGAATACCAACAAGAACTTCCTGTCGTTTTTCAATCTCTATCATTTCTTCTGCTAGTTCTTTATTTTCTAACAAGCCAGCCTTCTGAAGCATATCAATTCGTCTTGCTTCAATATCCATGACAAGTTTAATTGCCGTAGTTTTAGCACTAAGGTTTGCTGTGGTAGTAGCATCTTCAATAACCTCATAAGCCTGCTGTATTAATTTTGTGTAGTGTGCGTCTGCACCTACGAGTGCTTCTTTTGCACGAGCACGAATAGCATCATTAGCAGATGCCATGACTCGCCACTCATTTAGATGAGCGACAACTCTTGTACGTGGAAGATCAAGTTCTTTTGATATTCTAGTTGGATCATTACCCTTTAAGTATTCTTCAACTACCTTATTGACCTCATCAAGATGTTTGACGAGTTCTATTTCAGTGTCTGACATATTTACCTTCTAGTCTGTTAATCTCATCTTGAATATAGAAGATGGCTTTCTTCAAGTCTTCAATCTGAGTTTCCTCATTCTTTAGACCCGCTCTCCACAGATACTTAAATGCGTTGCCAACATTAAAATTACGATGACGTGTAATCTGAATACATTCAACACCTGATGGGTCGCTTGTATAATGCAACGGATGATTTACTTGATCTACTACAATGTTAAACTTCTCTGTCATCTCTTTGATTTCCTTAATCCAAATTTAGCAAGGTATACATAGATAGTTTCTACGCTTACCCCGCACTCCTTTGCTATATCCTCTGGACTCTTTTTATCCATGTGATAACGCTTCTTGAGCCACATTTCATTCTGATACATTTTAACACCCATGGCTACCCCTTGTCAAATTTCACGGCTTTGTCCCAGTTATTGATAGCCCAATGACCAATACCTGCTGCATCTGCCACATCGTAATCTTCTATTTTTTTATCATAAATAACTTCTAATAGTTTAGTTGTACGACGTTTTCTAAAATCTCTTTCATAAGATTTATACCAAGAATCTGACTTACCTGGATTAACTGATCTTATTTGAAGTTGTTCTTCCTTTGTTAGTTTCTTATTGCCAAGAAATGACTGCCATGTTATTGGAGATACCCTGCCTACAATATCTATATTTGCTAATCCAGCACCACCAATAATTGCACCCTGAACTAAAGCCAGATCAGCAGCAGTCTTTGGACTATTCATAAAAACTGTATGTTCAATTACTATTGCTGTAGTTTTATTATATAATTCAAAAAAGGCTTTGACCTTAGCAGTTGCATCTATAACCTTTTCATATATATTAGAGCCTTCAAAATTAATCTTGCCATATTGAGTTATATCTTTCCAGCAGTAAAAAGCAAAAGCAAGATTATTAGTGCTTGCGTCTATTGCACAAATCACCTCTGGTTGATTAGTTATCTTGCTCATACTCAACAATTCCTTTTAGTTCTCTTAACATTTTTTCTACTGCTTTTTCATGTACATTACAGTTAGCACAGAATCCAGAATCATTATAAATTGAAAGTTGTGTTCCACATCCACCAAGGCAGATCCTACGCTTACCTATTCTTTTTTGTCTGCGTGTTATCTGATATCTTTCAGCGATCTTTTCTTTGGTCGCTTCATCTCTGCAGTTTTCACTACAGTAGATTTGATAACTTACCTTTGGTTTAAATTTGGTATCGCACCTTTCACACTGTTTCACGCAATTCCTCCAGTGAAGCAATCTTCACTACTCCCGCACCAGCCTGCTCACATGCCTTCTGAATAGGACAACCTTTGCAGATCTTTGAGTTTGATCTATAATTTTTAATTGGAAGTTCATTCTTCATCCAACTTGCTCTTACAGTTTTCATCCACTCAAATGCATTATTTATATAGTCACGATAATAATCATCTACTTCAATTAGTATTGGCAGTAATTCGTGATTATTTTTATTTTCATACAGAATAATTCCACGCTTATATCCAAGAATCTTCATATAGATAAGAGTTTGAAAGATATGATCTTTCTTTGCCTTACCAGTATTCTTACGATACTCAAAACCTTCATTTGGTACAGTTTTGATTTCTAATATTACTTCTTCATCGTTCCAATTAAGAATGCCGTCGCCATATCCAAATATAGGTGGATTCTCATTAGAGATTTTTAATTCTGTAGTATCTTTTACCTTGCCAGTTTCTTTATCTTCTTCCTGAAAGATCTTAGCAATACCAGAATTGATAAGTGCATCTTGAATTCTTTTATGACCATATGTGCCATTTGTTCTATTGGCAACACCAAAAGCATTTGAATTGTCTTCAAATGTTACACCAGAAAATGCTAGATACCAATATCTTGGACACTCACCATGGTTATAGGCCAGAGTTGATGGCGCAAAAGTTTTCTTGATTTGATGCTTTGGTTCATTCTTGATTGTATAACCAGAGTTAATCTTTTCTACAAGACCATCTAGTTTAAAATCGCTTTCTTTCTTTACTGGTTTAGGTTCTCCCTTTACCATTACCTGCTTCAATAAGTTTTTTGTCATATATACCTTTTTATCTATTATATCAGTTAGCGTATCGTATACTTAAGAGCAGATACCAGATTATTGATTGCTTCTGCAGCGGTATAGTAAATGTTCTTCTTTCCTCTGTCATTCTTATCAACATTGGCCATCCACGTAGCCCTAAATGACATTTTTGCTGCAATAGCCTGTAGTCTAACTATTTCTACTGTTGCTACGTTTAGCGGAATGTCTGGTTTTAGGATTATCTTGGCAATGAAAGTTAGAGCAGTAGTAAGTTCTTCATCCTGCATATACTCTGCAATTTCTGTCAAACCATTAACTTGTTCTATTGTATTTTTATGTGTTGTCTCTGTCATATTTTGCTTCCCATGTTAGTTGATCTAGTAAGTCAAACTCTATTAGTGCTAGGCGGGTCTTTTTATTTCCCTTGCCCAAAATAATAACAACGGCTGGAGACTTATCTTTGCCAGCCTTAAGAGCATCTGTTACTGCCTTGGCCCATATGTCTTGATTGATCGTAAATGACTTTTCTGATTCTTTAAAGTCAATAACAAAACTACGCCATGTAGCATCGCCCTTTTTAGTATTACGACCAGAATTCTTGTGCTGTTTAGCACCGATTCTTTTACTTTCATTCTTCTCGCTCATAGTCCTTCTTCTTTTTATATCCAACCTGAAAAACATGAACCTCTGATAAATGTTTCTCAGAACACATCCAAGAACCCATTCCAGTTTCTGGATAAATTCTTATTGTGCCAACTTCTTTTCCACAAGTTTTACACCAGAACTTACCTTTATATACTGCAAATTTGCTAGACATTTTCCAACTTGCTCTTAAGCATGTTCTGCAAATCTAAATCTTCTTTAACACGATTAACAAGACCATCTCTGCCTTGAACCTTAGTACCATCTTCTAGTTGGTACCATGCACCAGTTCTACTAACCAGACCAACAAGTTCAGCGGTATCGACAAGATCGCCAATAGTATCAACGCCAAGATTGTCACCTCTAAAATAGAAATCATACTCACCACTCTGGAAGGCAGGCGAAGTTTTAGA